CATTGCAGATTACAAAAATATAAATATCATTGATAATTTCTCTAGCGAGAGCGTTGATGTTATTCAATAATAATAATAAACACAGGGGCTACACAGATGGAAAATGGCGCGACCAATCGCAACAGCAATGTGAATGAAACACACAAAGTCACACTACCAACAGAATATCAACAATTCATTCACCTAAGCAGATACGCACGATACAGAGAAGAACTAGGAAGGCGCGAAACATGGAATGACACGATTACTCGTTATCTCGATTTTTTCGAAAACCATGTAGAAGAAAATTTCCCAAAGGGATTGAAAGCATATAAGAAAGTTCGACCTGAACTTGAATTCGCTATTGAAAATCTAGAAGTAATGCCATCTATGCGTTGCATGATGAGTGCTGGTAAGGCGTTGGAGCGTGATAACGTTGCGGGCTATAACTGTTCTTTTCTAGCTGTAGATTCACCCCGTGCGTTTGATGAAACTATGTATATTCTTATGTGTGGCACTGGTGTTGGCTTTAGTGTAGAGCGTCAAGAAGTTACAAAATTGCCTCTCGTTGCAGAAGATTTCTTTGAGAGCGACACAACAATTGTTGTACCAGATTCAAAGCTTGGTTGGGCTAGTAGTTTTCGTGAATTAATCGCTATGCTCTACACTGGTCGCATTCCAAAGTGGGATTTGAGTCGTTTGCGTCCAGCGGGGGCACGACTAAAAACATTTGGTGGTCGCAGTAGCGGACCAGCGCCCCTTGATGAATTATTTCGTTTTGCAGTAAACGTTTTTACAAATGCAGCAGGTCGTAAATTGAACTCTATTGAGTGTCACGATCTAATGTGTAAAGTGGGAGATATAGTTGTAGTAGGCGGGGTAAGGCGTTCTGCGTTGATCTCTTTGTCAAATCTTTCAGATGAGCGTATGCGTCATGCTAAATCTGGTAACTGGTGGGAGAACAATGTTCAGCGCGCACTTGCAAACAATAGCGTAGCATATACAGAAAAACCAGAAGTAGAAATTTTCATGCGTGAATGGCTTGCACTAATTGAGTCAAAATCTGGTGAACGTGGCATTTATAATGTTGCAGCAGCACAAGCACACGCAGCAAAGAATGGCCGTCGTGATGGTTCGCTCGTTCAAGGCACAAACCCATGTTCGGAGATTCTTCTACGCAACAAACAATTTTGTAATCTGTCAGAAGTTGTAGTACGTGCAGATGATGATTTTGATTCACTAGCTCGTAAAGCGAAATTGGCTACAATCTTGGGAACACTTCAATCGTCGTTGACAAACTTTCGTTATCTTTCAGGCGCATGGGAAAAGAACACAAGAGAAGAAGCATTACTTGGTGTGAGTTTGACTGGCATCATGGACAATGAATTCTTGAGTGGTAAAAAGGGCAAACGCGATATAACATTGGCTGATTTTCTTGAAGACCTTAAAGCCGTTTGCGTAAAAGAAAACAAAGATTGGGCAAAGAAGATCGGCGTCGAACAAGCAGCAGCAATTACATGCGTTAAACCATCTGGAACAGTTTCACAATTAGTTGATTCAGCCAGTGGTATTCATCCTCGCTATAGCGAATACTATATTCGCACAGTACGCGCAGACAAGAAAGATCCGCTGGGCATGTTCATGGAAGCATACTCATTTCCAGTTGAAGATGATGTAACAAAACCAGATCATAATAGTGTATTCAGTTTTCCCATTCACGCTCCAAAAAATAGTGTTGGACGAAATGAAATGAATGCAATTGAACAATTAGAATTATGGAAGATTTACGCAACTCATTGGTGCGAACACAAACCATCCATCACAGTATATGTACATGATAATGAATGGCTAGAAGTTGGCGCATGGGTTTATAAGAATTTTGACGTTATGAGTGGCGTATCATTTTTGCCGCACACGAATCATTCATATCGACAACCACCGTATCAAGAGATTGATAAAAAGACATACGACGCACTAGTTAAGCAAATGCCAAAGAATGTAGATTGGACATTACTTACTGAATACGAAAATGAAGATAACACAGCAGGGGCGCAAACAATGGCGTGTTCTGCAGGTTCATGTGAGATAGTAGACTTAACTGCTGAGACAGGATTAGCAGTTGGACTAGACGCACAAACACACACAGGAGATTAAAATGTTAGAAAATAAAGAGGCCGTCTTTGAAAAAGACAAGATTATTGCATTCCGCATAATCACAGGTGACGAAGTTATTGGAAAGGTTACATCTTTCGATAGCCAAAGTGTGACTGTTAAAAAGCCATGCACACTTACCTTTGATCCACAGACGGGTAACGTTGGTCTAATGCCAGCAAGCCTGCTGTCTGATCCAGAGAAAGATATTATATATCAACGTAATGCAATTGTAGCAATTATGACGCCGCGCGCCGATGCAGCAGATTCATACGAGCAATATGCATCACCAGTTGCAATAGCAAAGAAGGGTGGATTAGTATTACCAGCAGGTGCAAAATAGAGCTAAAACGATAAATACTCTGTGAGCGTTACACGACACCACACTAACGGGATAAGGAGTATACAATGGCTCAAGGAAAATCACCATTCGAATTACGTGCGGACTTGCTAAAGCTGGCATATGATATGTTGCTTTCGCAACACCATGCCAAAGCAATCGCCAACGGCGGGACAGCAGCAGAAACGTCCCCGACCTCAGAAGAAATAATTGACGAGGCACGTAAACTAAACGAGTTTATCTCTCGATCTGGTAACGACCGCCGCGATAAGTAACGTAACCCCTTGAATTATTACATAATTTAGTGCTTGACTTCAAGCACTGAATGTTCTATAATGGTTGTTACTTATTGGAGATTTTACATGCGCTTTCGCTTGATGAGTGACCTTCATCTAGAATTTGAAGATCGTACACTAGATTTTACCCCGATTCCGCTGAAGGATGACAAAACTACAGTTTTGATCCTTGCTGGCGACGTTGCGCTCGGCATTGATGCTGTGGGGTTCATACAGAAAATGTGCAAGCAATTCTACAAAGTCGTATACTGTCTCGGTAACCACGAATTTTACTACAACGAATACAACAAGACTCGCGCACGATGGAGTGATCGGCCCGAAATGCCAAGCAATTTAATCTTGCTTGACGATCATGTAGCAATTATTGATGAGCAAGTCAGGCTCGTTGGTGGTACTCTGTGGACAGATTTTAACGGCGACGATTACTTTGCTAAAAATCTTGCAATACAGTGCATGAACGATTACAACTGTGCCAAATTCAAGAGTGGCGACAAAGTAAGCGGTTATCGTAAACGCCCCCTTCATCCAAATGATACTGTTCGGGCGCATAAGCAAACATTGTTTCTTATTACAGAAACAATTCGAGTCCCATTTGATGGGCCTACGATAGTTGTTACGCATCACCTGCCGCATCCATTGTGTGTTGCGCAGGACTTTCGCACTGATCCGCTTAATCCTGCATACATGACAAACTTGGATGAAGTGATTGAAGCCAATGACATTGCTGTTTGGGTTCACGGCCACACGCACACGAATGTTGATGTTGAAGTTCACGACACAAGAATTTTGTGCAATCCCCGTGGATACACCCCCGATGATCTAAACGAGGGTTTCGATGAACAGCTTACCTTCGAAGTTTAACATTTGGACTGCGTTCGCAATACTTATGACGCTGAATGTGCTAGATGCTGCCACAACAGCAGTACTGGTGAATCAGTACGGACCAAATGTTGAAGCTAATCCCATAGTTCGCCACTGGATTGAAGTATATGGTGTCTCAGGCATCTATATGATTAAATTCGTAGTAGTGGCGTTCTTAGGTTTGACCATCAATGCTGTCAAGCGCGTTGGCAGAGAACGCGCACAATTCGCCGCCCATATTTCTTTATGGGTATTAAATGTTTTGTTAGCATTTATCGTAATCAACAACGTCATTCTTGTCGTAAATTCGATAAATACATAAAACAGGAACCAACATGGATTTAGCAAGCAAGATAGCCTCTGGTAACTACAAAGGCTTGGTAACATTTAGTGATATTCACGCTCACGCAGATAAGCTGAAAATGGGTATTCGCTACGCTATAAAGAACGATTTGTTTATCGTATTCTTGGGCGACCTAGTGGACGGCCATGATAAGCCCCTGGAAACCGTAGTTACCGTAAAGCAGCTACTTGACGAGGATCGTGCTGTATTTGTTATCGGAAACCACGATGACAAATTCCATCGTTACGCTAAAGGAAATAAAGTACATCTGAAAGGTGCACAAAAGAAAACGCTTGAAGATATACCAGAACACAAGCGAGATTTCTTCCTGCAGACAATGACTGATATTGTTCTTCACAAGAATGCTGCACTAACGCATCGTCTACATAATTGGACGTTCGTGCATGGTGCTGCACACAGAACAGTATGGGATGATAGAGATAACCTACATAAGAGCGCGAAGCATCGCGCATTGTATGGTCAATCAAGTGGCAAAATGGAGCCGCTGGGTTGGAGGAAACTAATACCTGATGCCATACGCGACACCGACAAAGATTTCCCTGTTAGAGAATACGATTGGGTTGATGACATTCCAGCAGATCAGAATGTTGTTGTGGGACATGATCGCAAACCAATGGGAAAGAAATTAAAGAAAACTGGCCCTCATACACACGCAGGTGCGTTGGGTGGCAAAGCAGTCTTCACTGACATGGGCTGTGGTAAGGGTGGTCAACTCTGTCTCGCAGTATTCAGTGTGGATGGTGAAAAAGTTGAAATGACAGGGCATGAGGCAATCTAATGAAATTATTTGAAGTAAAGAAAGACTATAAACTTTTCGTTGACCTCGATGGTGTCGTGGCTGATTTAGATAAACACGTTCTTGAACTAACGGGCAAAACGTTTCCGCAATTGCGTCAGAATGACAACGATGATGGTTTTCAAAATTTCGTAGACAGTGAACGAGCAGAAGGCCATACTGTTTTTGATGATCTGGATCCGCATCCTGATGCGCACGAACTTTGGAATTACATTGTTAAATATAAGCCTTCTATCCTCACAGCAACAGGCGTACCAGAAGCGCCAGCGGCCGCAGAAAAGATTCGATGGGTACATGATAATCTTAGCGGCTTTGATAACATACACACTGTCAAAAAGAGTATAATGAAAGCAGCATACGCAGAACCAAATCACATTCTAATTGATGATCGAGAAAAATCTATCCAGCCTTGGCGCGAGGCGGGAGGCATCGGCATCTTACATACCAGCGCAGCAGACACAATTTCACAGCTACAGAAGCTAGGACTATAAGAAAAATCAATGACTTACGAGGCCCCGAATTAAACGGGCTTCGTAAGTGCTTGATTTTATACGGGATTTAGGTATTGACATTTCCTGTTTATTTGCGTATAATGTATGAATACATTGTCGCATGAGAAGTAATAAATGAACACAATGAAACGAATTCAAAACGGTATTATCACGTTTACAGCTATTGCTGGTGTCCTGTTGGCTGCACCAGCGACTTATGCTGTAGTTAATGTGTTGACTCGCCCCGATATGATTACCGTCGCAGTTGAACTCCCACAAACACGCAAAGGCGTTGTAACAATGTGGGATGCAATCGACAATGAGGTTGGTCTTGGTGGTTCACCAGACTGGTATCACGACTACGAAGCTGAAAGTCTAAATTCTGTAGAGCCAGAATTCATATTTGTCAACGACAGAAGTTATACAGCAGCAGAACACGTATGTCTTGCTAAAAATATATATTTTGAGGCTCGCAATGAGTCTCTTAAAGGCCAAGTTGCTATTGCGCTTGTAACGCTGAACCGCTTACAAGAGGCACGTTGGTCAAGTGAAGTTTGCGACGTAGTTTACGACAGCAATCAATTTTCTTGGTATTGGGATGGCTTGTCAGATCGTCCCCGCAATTATGCATCATATGATAGTATTGCGCTAGTTGCTAGTGCTATGCTCGATGCAGATATGGCTATGTTTGACTTCACGTATGGTTCAACGCATTATCATGCAGACTATGTTTCTCCGTATTGGAACGAGTACATGATATTGAAAGCGAAGATCGACACCCACCTCTTCTATTATGAACCAGTAATTCAAACCACAGCAAGCTTACTATAAGGAATTCTACATGGACGGCGCACTATATTTCACCATATCATGGTATATCGCATATGCCATGATTGCGTTTTTTGTTCCAGTTTTGTTATTTCGTTTATTTCGCACAATACCATATTACGTGAAAAACGGAAATATGGGCAACGACGATAATGATTTAATGTTTGGTTGGAGTAAAGACTCCAAGGGAAGAATATACAATCTCTTTAATGAGACACACCCAGGGGCGATTCTTATGGACGCAGTTACTCTTGCAGGAGTGGGTGTTGCACTATTTATAGCATGGGGATTGGTTCCAATAGTAGCAACTGGCGCATTACTCGTCTATAGTATTACAAAATATGCGCAATATCTTCGAAATCGACATTTAAAGAAACTAGAGTTTGTCGATAAGCTAAAAAGCGGAGAATAACTCCCACAATTTAAATTTAGGAAAAGCAGTACTTGACGTACTGCTTTTTTTGTTGTATACTCGTTATATGACACGATTTTCTCAACCAACTACAGAAATTATCAAACCATCTATGGTTCCTGATCCAGATGCAAAGCAGAAATTTGTTGACAGGTTAAAAGGAAAACTTCGCGTTAAAGTATTGAGAGTTGCGAGTGGCGTGACATTCACCATTTGCAATACAGCAACAGAAGAAATGCACCAAATAATGAAACTCGGCGATAAGTGGCAAATGTGGGGGAATTCTGCTAACGGCCCCATATCACTCACAAATCACGAATTGGAAGAATATCTATCTTTACAGTGGGACATTGCACAAGAGCAAGAAAAAGATATTCGTATCATAGATGAAAATGGGTGTTTAGAATGGCTTCCAAAATAGTTAAATGGAAAAAAGTTCCAAGCTGGGTTGATTGGAAAACTATCCAAAAGAAACTGACGCGGGACGCCAAGAAACGGAAATTTACTAATCGTTTAAAGCATGGTGACAATAATAGAACCAATGATCCTGGGCCGCACTAATGAAATTTTTGAGAAAACGAAAAGCCAATAAGATTCGAAAACTGAAAACTAGAGTTATTGAATTAGAAGAAGAAAATAATAGCTTGCGAAAAGAGGTTTTTCAGTATCGGCTTAAACGGGGCAAAACCACACCTAAACCCAGGCGGCGAATGATGAAGGTAATGGGTAAGATGGGCGAAGGGGCACTAGACGACTAAAATGAAAAATTACTTAGATTTACTACAAGATATAATGGACAATGGGTTCGACAAAGATGATCGAACTGGCATTGGTTCACGCTCAGTTTGGGGCAGAATGTTACATTGGAATTTAGAAGAGGGATTCCCAATCATTACTACGCGCAAAGTAGCGTTTCGTATTTCATTCGAAGAAACCATGTTTATGCTACGTGGTGGCAGACAAACGAAAGAACTAGAAGAAAAGAATATACACATATGGACAGGAAATACAACAAGAGAATTTCTGGACGCAAGAGGTTTAGATTGGCTAGAAGAGGGCGATATGGGCTATGGGTACGGCCACCAATGGCGAAACTTTGGCGGCTGGGACACAGCAGACAGTCCCGAAGACTGGCACTACACAGGAATCGACCAGTTAGTGCAGATGATAGAACAAATCAAAAACGATCCGTTCAGCCGAAGACATATCATAAGCGCATGGAATCCACAACAAATAGAAAAATGCGCGTTACCGCCCTGTCATATATTACAACAATATCAGGTCACGCCAGATGGAAGGTTAAACTCTAATTTTATGATGCGCAGTAATGATGTTCCATTTGGTCTACCATACAATATTATGAATTACGCATTCCTAAATATGGCTCTTGCAAAACTTTTGGGATATAAACCAGGAATTCTTTCGTACACTGGTAACGACGTTCACATATACAAGAATCAATTTGATATGGTGAATGAGCAACTAGAGCGTACACCACATCCACTTCCTCAATTAGAAATTCTAAAAGACCTAAATAAACTTGACGATCTATTAGAATTAGAGTATAATGATGTATCACTGACAAATTATGTCGCAGAACCAGACATTAAGAACAAGCCAAAAATGGCTGTATAAGGATAATAATGAAGAATTGTACTGAATGTGGGGATGAATTCACAAAACCAGAAATGGAAGATATGTGCCGTGCGTGGCATGAACAGTGTAGCGAATGTTATAGACAAGGGCTACTTGAAACTATGCAGCACATAAAAGAATGGGCAGAGACAGAGGCAGAAAAACAATGAATTCAGGAACAGGCGGCGCACCAGTTCAATACTATATTGAGAAGCCAAGCGAAGCAACAATAGAGAAGATCGACTTTGTAATTCAAGGCGTCGAAAATGGCTTATTCAAAGACTTATCCAAAAAGATTGATTTCCACCAGAAATTAAAGGGTGAAGATTCTAAGAAGTTTGTTGAAAGTTTATTGGCTTTTGTTGAAGACCAGCAGAAATGTATTCACGATCTACAGATAGACCTTTCTACTGAACGAAGTAAATCAATCGACGCAGAGGTTAGAATCACAGAATTGGAAACAAAAGTAAACAACTACAACACTGATATGCGTGGCGTAGCAAACGCATTTATAGCAATAGCGAATCCTGATCCATTGGGACAGAACTATGCCATTAATATTGACCAGAGCGCAGTTGATAACTTCATTACGAATTTCAAGAGCAAATACTAATGAACCAATACGAAAAACAAGGGTTTGATTTTGATCCTGAACTTATTGATCTGTTTGATGCTATCTTACAGAATATATCAGACGAGGGCGATCTTAAAGATGAATTTTCAAAGCTTAAATTCATCAAAAAGTTGGAGGGCACGTATAATGGCAAGCCTGGGCCGTTGAAACAGTTGATTGAGAAAATGGCTACAATGGAGCGCGAGTTTACTCGCAGCCAAATGGATATGCAACGTGCAATAAGTGATATAACAGAAATGTCACGCATAATGAGCAAAGCTGCAATGGCGCATACTGCATCAGAGAAAATGGAAGCGATGCAAAGTCTTCAAGGCATCCAAACCCGATCACAATACTACAGTTGGAATCAAAACGAAAATGGCGCTTAATAAAAATAAAACAGACGCAGTACTTGGGCAAGAGATTCACGAACACTTACTTGAGTTGGGCGTGGAAACGCCATTTGCAGCAAGGGAAGCAATGAACGAAGACCTAATGGTTGAGTTGATTGGAAAGAATGTGCAATCAACCATGACTGTTCTTGGTCTTGACCTTGAAAACGATAGCTTACAAGATACGCCGAAGCGAGTAGCAAAGATGTATGTGGATGAAACATTCTATGGATTACGAATAGAAAACTTCCCCAAGATCACAGTCGTAGAGAATGAATTCAATTACGATGAAATGCTGGTCGAAAAGAACATCAATATCATGTCTGTATGTGAGCATCATTTTGTTGGCATCGTGGGCAAAGCGACAATTGGCTATATCCCAAATGGGAAAGTTATTGGTCTATCGAAGCTTAATCGCGTAGCAGAATATTTTGCGCGTAGACCACAAGTACAAGAAAGATTAACAGCACAGATTTATCATGCACTCTGTTACATACTTAAAACAGAACAGGTTGCAGTAGTAATTGACGCAGATCATTTCTGTGTCAAGAGCAGAGGAATTGAAGATACTGGTTCAAGCACAATAACCAGCAAACTAGGCGGTGGATTCAAAGGTGATCCAGCGACACGCGCAGAATTTATGGCACTTGCGAGGGATTACAAATGAGTGAAAAGAAAGAAAAGATGGTAGATGTGGAAATTGATTTTGAAGAAGATGATCTCTTTTATCTAATGCAGAAAGCACATGAGAAAGATATTACATTGAACCAATTAATTAATGATATGTTAACAGAATTTATAGAGGAAAATAAAGATGGCAAGAGTAACAGTTGAAGATTCACTAACCACAGTGGTAGCAGCGGGCGGAGGAATCTTTCATATGATTCTAATTGCTGCAAATCGCGCCCATCAGTTGCAGCATGGCGCACAACCACTTGTATCACCAGATAAAGATAAACCAACAGTAATTGCATTGCGTGAGATTGCAGCAGGATACACTGATTTCAGTGAAGTTGTAATCCCATCGAAAGATGCATTTGGTCAACCAGCCAAGACACGAGGACCAGAAGTAAATCGGCCTCGTCATTGGGGTACAGGCAGCACAGCATATATAGCAGGAGAGGAAAATGGACAAGATTGAATATTATATAGACAAGGGTGGAAAGCATCGCTGGCGCGTACAGGCAGCAAATGGAAAAATTGTTGGTGCATCTTCACAGGGGTTTTCTAGTAAACAAAAAGCAGAAGAAAATTTGTATATTCTTTTTGATGTAATGAATAACGGCAAATTCTAATGTGGAAGATTAGTAAGCAATTCAACTTTGCATACGGTCATCGCGTTTGGGTACAGAAGCTAGAGAGTGAATTTGCACTTGATCGTAAGTGTGTTTGCAGACATTTGCATGGACACGAAGCAGAAGTGCATATTCATTTGCAAGGTGACGAACTAGACGAGCAAGGAATGGTAACAGATTTCTTGCATCTAAGTTGGCTCAAGAAATTCTTTGACGAAACTGTAGATCACAGATTCATCATAGATCATAGTGATCCGCTGTATCAGAGAATGATTGGTGTACGCAAGCAATTGAAGCCAGTGTTTGTACCAGATACAGACCACATCGCAGGCCACGTTATTGATATGGACGAAGAATTGCGTGGGTTTACATCCGACCACCCTGAGTATGAATACTTGGAAAGCTTTTTCATAGTTGATTTTATTCCTACTTCTGAGAATCTATCGAAGTGGGCATACGAACTCGCAGCAGTAAAAATGGCAAAGCTTGGCGTGAAAGTTGGTGAAGTTGAATGGTGGGAAACACCAAAGAGTTGCAGCAGATACAGTGAGCCAGAAATATGAGCGTGGGTCCGCCAAGTGGAGTTAACCATTTCGCTCAGGATATTTTTTCGGGGATTGTACCAGAGCCAGATGTTAACCACCCCGACTACAAAAGCGCGCAAAGTGTTTGTAGCACACACGTTGAAGTGGGTGATAATGATGCGTTGTATATCTATGTAGAAAACAACATGGGAATGCCACCAAACAAGTTTCTTCAATATCTCGATAGAATTAAAGAACGCTTTGTAGAAGCAATTCCAGGCACGACAATCATTGTCGGCCCACACGATTTGAAGTTTACAACAATCACTAAAAAGCAAGTATTTAAGGGCAAGTTGGACGGCTCGCTGCTGAATGATGACTAAACCAGTGTTTATGACTGTGAAAAGTAGATAAATATACATATGTTCGGATATATAACTCTCTTAACGGGGCTGGCATTATCTACAGTCGCCGCATGGTTCGCTATCGAAGGTATAATGGTACTTTTTGCTGGTTTGCCTCTCTATGGAATGATAATGGGAATCGTTGTCGAGGCTGGTAAGGTCGTTGGCATCACTTGGATATACAGGCATTGGGAACACAAAACCAGATTAAAGTATGTAATGATTCCTGTTACATTCATTGCAGTTTTACTTACGAGTATGGGTATTTTTGGTTTACTATCTAAAGCACATATTGAACAAGTCGCGCCCGTCGCAAATAACTCTGCAAAAATCGAACGCTTAGATCAGCGTATTACCAGAGAACAGTCTGAAATTGCAGATGCAGAACTTATCATTGACCAATTAGATGATACTGTGCGAGTACTCGTAGACGCTAGAAAGATTAGCCACCCCACTGAAGGGTCAAAGATTGTACGCATTAATCAACAACCGCAACGTGACCAACTCAAAGGAATTATTGATGAATCTTTTGATTCTATTGATGAATACGAAGATGCGAAACTATTGCTCAACCAAGAACTAAACGCACTTGAATTAGAAGTTGGGCCTGTCAAATATATTGCAGCGATCATTTACGACGATCCTGATAATAATTTAGAAGAAGCTGTACGTATGGTTATCATTGCGTTTATTTTCGTATTTGATCCAATGGCTATTCTATTGCTTATGGCTGGTAACTATACACTCATGGGTAGAATTGGTATGGCACCTAGTGTGCCTAAGCCGCCTAAGAAAAAGATCGTGCCAAATGCAGATACGAAATTCGTACCAGCAGAAGTTATAGCAGAAGTCGTGGCAGAAATCATAGATGAAAAGATTCCACCAAAACCAGAAACAACCACAGACGAACCTGTAGAAATTACAAACACAGAGAATAAAGCAAAGTCAATAGAGATACCAGCCGAGCCGCATGAAGAAATAAAACCCCACGGCCAAGGCGTATACGCACCACAACACTTCAGGAAGAAATAAATGACTGATACAATCAAATGTAGTTTTTGTCCCAATACTAGAAATGATGTTAAGAAAATAATTGCAGGCCCAGACAAGGGCGAAGAAACAGTCTATATTTGTGAAGAATGTATAGAAGTTGGCTATCGCGCAGTCAGCACAAAGACATTGCGCCAGCCAAGTTCAGATACACCAACCCCGCATGAAATCAAACACTACTTAGATACGTATGTGATAGAACAGGGTAGTGCAAAAGAGGCACTAGCAGTAGCACTTTATAATCACAATAAGCGTATCAATAATCCAGTAGTCGGAGAAACAACACTCAAAAAATCTAATGTATTGCTCATAGGCCCAAGTGGAACTGGCAAAACATTATTGGTCAGTACGATTGCAAATCTTTTGAAATTACCATTTGTACATGCAGATGCAACCACATTAACATCGGCAGGCTACGTAGGCGAAGATGTAGACAGCATGGTTGATCGTTTGCTAGAAAAAGCGGATGGCGACATTGAACTTGCGCAACAAGGCATTATTTACATTGATGAGATAGATAAAAAAAGCAGGGAAATTTCATCACCATCAACCAACAGAGATGTGTCTGGTGAGGGCGTACAGCAAGCATTATTAAAACTGGTTGAGGGGTCACAAGTCAAGCTTTCCAACGGTAGTGAGTTCGATACGACCAACATTCTGTTCATCGCGGCGGGCGCATTTGTGGGCCTTGACAAGATTATATTGAGGAGTGATCGAAATGCAACAGGCATCGGATTTATATCAAAGGTTGACAAACCACCCGCACTTGAGTTATTATTGACTACTACATCAGAGGATCTAATTGAATATGGAATGATTCCTGAATTTGTAGGACGGTTCCCAAGTGTAGTTCCATTATCAGAACTAACAACAGAATCATTAGTACGAATATTGACAGAACCAAAAGATTGTTTGGTGGATCAATATAAGAGTTTATTTTCGCTTGACGGTGTTGAACTATTATTTGAAGAAGAATTTTTGGAGACTATAGCAGAACAAGCGTCTAAGCAAAAAACAGGAGCAAGAGGATTACAAAACCTAATGGAAAAAGCCTTGCTCCGTACGCAGTTTGAGTTGCCACACCTTAGATCGAAGGGAGCAACACAAATAATCATTAACAAAGTAGGAAAACCACACGTAGTATACACTAAGAGTAAAATTAATGAACAGAAATAATAAGCCAAGAAACAAGCATAATAACTACAGTAAGAAGCCAGAATTTGATGTACGTACAGTATGTCCTGGATTAAAAGTAACGATTCAAGGTGACGATGATCGTTCATTTACAAAAGCCCTCCGCATTTTTAATAAAAAAGTGCAAGACTCCCGCCTATTGAGAGACCTGCGCGAACGCGAGTACTACGAGAAGCCTTCGATAATTCGGAAACGAAAAAGAGCAATCGCAGTAAAGAGAGAAGAAAAGCGTCGTGAAGGTGACATTACAAAACGGAAAAGACTTTACTAAATTAATTTAGGAAAGTGCTTGACTTTTTGGTCAAAATTTAGTATAATAGCCGTAACAACAAAAAATCTTGTTGCAATCGGCAGTTGGCACTCTTGTTTTCTAAGACCCACTGAACTCGGTCGATTAATGTTTATAAACAGGAGATACACAAATGAAGTACATGGCAATTTTTCTAGCATTCTTCATGCTAGCGGCACCTGCTTACGCTACTGGAAACGGCGGCAACGGCGGACAAGATCATACTTGTCAAGGTGGACACAATTGTAACGAAGGTGGTGGCGAAGGTGGTTCAAACACTAACGACAACACCAATCGTAACAACAACGACAACACCAATCGTAACAACAACGACAACACAAACACGCAAGGCCAAGCACAGGGTCAAGCACAGGGTCAAGCACAAGGTCAGGCACAGGGTCAGATCGCTACGGGCGGAAATTCTGATGCTACGTCAATCGCTGGCGCAGGCGTTTTTGGTTCTGGAAACAGCGAGAACACTAATACTGCTACAGGCGGTGCTGGTGGAGAAGGCGGAGACGGCTTCGGAGTTGGCGTAGGTATTGGCGGCGGCGCCGAAACAGACGTAGATGCATCAAGTCGTAACACTAACATCGTAGGTGGCGGAACAGCTATCTCAGGTGGCGGTGCAGGCGGCAATTCTGATGCAACTGGCGGCAACGCTTCAATCAACATCGGTGGTGGTGAAGGCGGATATGGCGAAGGCCAAGGCGAAGGTTCTGGTAACGGAATTCTTTCATCTAACGTTGGCGATACAACTAGCGAAAGCAACAACACAAACGACAACACTAGCTCTGCAACTAACGAAGGCAACAACACAGAAGTTAACGTTAGCATTGGCGAAGATGGTCCTTTGACAGCAAGCACTCAGACAGTTGAGGGTTCTACGCTTACAGTTGAAGGCGACGAAATCGTTTATGAAGCTACAGTAATGCCTGTTAATTCAGCAGCACCATCGTTCTCTGCAATCTGCTCAAGTGGCGGCGCAGGAACTGGTAAGAGCTTCTCTCTATCCCTAGCAGTAACAAATGATGTATGTCAAGCACTTATGGTAGCTGACGCATATGCAGCAATGGGTGACATGGAGAACGCTCTCAAGTGGGTTGAAGCAGCAGCACGACACGCTAAGTGGAAAGGTGGCATGGGCTACATCCGTCACGTACTAACAATAGGCATCATGTAAGGAGAAATGACGATGAGAAAGCTTATACTAACAATAGCACTATTGCTACCGTTGACAAGTATGGCTCAGTCGCTATTTCCAGATAGCCCTGTAGATATGAAGCCAGGTTATGGCGCAGATGGTGCAGGACTACATTACGGTCGTCCAGTTGGAATCCCAGGTAATGATTGTGTAATCAATCCAGTGTCAATGACGCACATGCGCACGACACAGACAAAGACAGTAACAACACTAGTTGCAGGTGATGTAATTTTAATCCCCGCAACTGTGTTGTTTGACTTCGACAAAGATATTGTTCTACCAGAAGGCGAAAGCATTCTAGCAGATCGAATCTACGCAAAGCTTGTAGAGTTTGGTGTTGAAGGTGTTGATGTGGTT